TGGTGCTGCTAAATCTTCTGCTGCTAAATTTGTTGCTTCTGGCATTGCTGCTGGCATTGCTGCTTCTGGCATTGCTGCTTCTGGTATTGCTGCTTCCGGCATTGCTGCTTCTGGTATTGCTGCTTCTGGCATTGCTGCTTCTGGCATTGATACTGGTTCTTCTTCCGTCGTTGATTGCGTTGGAATGATCTCATTTACTTGCGATGACGATGCTTTTTCAGGTTCTCCAAATATTCCAAGCATACCCTTATTTTCTTCAGTTTTTTCATTAGAAACATTTTTATATAATTCATTCGATGTAGTAAGTTCATTTACTTTGTTGGTCAAATCTTGATTAGTAACTATTTCTTCTTCTTTTTCTTCATTTCCTAATGTAGGCACAATAGGCGCAACCACAGGAGTAGTTGTATTCGATGAACCAAATAAATTAAAGAAACCAAAACCATTCTTTTGTGGTGGTGCACTTATCACGCTACATTTGTCTACCTCATTTTTTGCGGATTCTGCTCTTTCAACATCGATTTTTACTGAATCAAAAATATTAATGAATTTAACATATAGTTCTTTTGTTTTATTTAACTGTTCTTCGAATTCCTTCCCTGCATTGTAAACTTCCTCATATTTTTTGTTTTTGTTAGATGTGCTACTAAGCAGATCACCAACCCAACTTCCACCATTCATATTTATATTATTTCCTGCTAGATTCTGAGACACCTTAGGCATATATTATAATAAGAAATTATAATATATTATCATTTTTTCATCATTTTGTATAACCAAAATGCAGCTATTGCACCAGCAGTTTCAAATACTATATAAGGAACTATTTGCTCTGTACTAATTTTCTTACATGCCATTAATGCTAAAGCAACTGCAGGATTGTATGCCGCACCTGATATAGGACCACCAAAATAAGCAATAATTGCTAAAGTTGCTCCAACAGCTAACCAATTTTCAGTCGCTAAAATTACAAAAGTCAACAGTAAAGTTCCACAGAATTCAATAATATATGTTTTCAAATTAGTATTCATATATATAATTTATATATAGATTAATATCCTTGCCCAACAATTGCCCCTGAATTACATATACCTCCTCCTGCTGTACATGACTTATTATATATAGAACCTTTCTTTGCCGGTGCGACACAACCAGCGGATCTTGTTCTTTGAAGACGAGTGCGAACAAAGCTTTTATCATAACTCTTAAAACTTAACAATGCGTCATTAGGTAAGCCTTGCTTATATGAACTCTTACCAACTGATCCTCTTTTCAATATTGATGTTCGCATTGAAGAACATATTGGTGTAATATAATTCATATGTCCAGTTTCAGCAGGTATCTGTCTTTGTGTTGACGCTGAGAAAAAACGATAAGGTTTTGTTCTCGCTACTTCTTTTTCTCTCGCCAATGCCTGCTGTTTCCATGATGTATCACATTGAGCATATTGAAGTCTAGATTGCGCATAATCGCCTCCTCCATCTGATGGATAAAACTTTGGCGGATTAGGATGTTTTCCGGGTAAAGAACCATAACTATGATATTGTATGTTACCAGGCGTTTGCGATGTGCTTAATGGTCCAAACGTTTGCGCTTGAACATAATTATTTCCTTGCATTGAAGATGGACTTAGTGTGTAATAAGATGCGTAGTTATTCGACATTATAATATAATCATAGAATAAGTATTACTAAATATTATCTTTTACACTCAAATGAGATTAATACCTTCGAATTGCTTTCCATGCTACTTGCGTAGAATGATTTTCATCTCCTCCATTACTGAGATTATTATATGTCTTTACTATTGCTTTTTGTTTTAAATAAGTTAAATAATCAGAACTGTCGTAAACGTATTTGCCATTACAAGCTGCCGCAGGCACAGCTGTTTTATCGCATGCGCTCTGTATTCCTCCAAACCCGCCTGATAATCCATGTAATCCAGGACGAGATTGAGGTGTCTGACAAGGTCCTCCGCAACTGTAATTTTTTCGACAAAGAACATCTCCCGAGTTGGTTACTGCTCTAAAAGGCGTAATTACACGATGAAGTTTAGATGCCGCCAATTGTGTTTTATATACATTATTCCATGCTTCAACAACCTGAAAACGTTGTTGTTCTACATCGATAAAAGTATGATCATCTGTTTGATTCCATTGAGGAGAAAACCCTTTCATGCCTCGTCCAAGACGAGAATAACCAGGCATACTCATTGAAATTCGAGGTGGCATTCCAGTTGATCCATGTAAACTTACGCTTAATCCAGCCATATATAGTATAATATTATATAAAAGATTGGGATATTGAGTTCAATAAACTCATTTCATCCTAAATAATAATATTCATAATATTTATTATTAATATTATGAATATCGCAAAGTTACTCGGTTCTCTTACAGTCATTTTTCTCTCTTTATTGGCATTAGACTCAATCTATTTCTTCTTTGTTCAAGCAAATATGAAAAATATGATTAGTTCTATTCAGCAGACTCCAATGAAGATTAATTTGAGTTATTTTGTTCTTTGTTATCTATTTTTAACTTTTGCGATTTACTATTTCATTATTAAAGAGAGAAAACCTACAATCGATGCCTTCTTACTTGGATTAACTGTCTATGCAATTTACGAGTTGACAAATGCTTCTATTTTTACAAAATGGAAAAATTGGGTTATTTTAGTAGATTCTATTTGGGGAGGTGTTTTGTTCTCTCTTGTAACGATTATATATCGTTATTTTTACAGAAATTAAATATCATAGAATAATTGGACTTCTTCAATCAAATTATCCGTACGATTTTCTATCCAATAATTTATTTGTTTAGACAACCAGTCTAACTGGTTGATCCATTTCTCTCCCCAACAAGAAGTAAAATTAGTTCCTTCATCACTATAGTTGTGAGGATTAAAACGAATGAATACGATTGGTCGATATCCAAACTCTTGTGATATCTCAATAATATGTTTATTATCATAAACACGATTACAATTTATATTATGATATTTTTCATCTATTTCAATAACTAATATTTGGGGACCTAAATCTAATATTAGAATGATTTGACTTTTTGGAGAATCTGTCATCTTATAAGATATCCATGACAAATCTGGAAAACTTGTTTTTATATGTTTTACAACAGAATGGTATTTTTTTGTTTTACTTGTTATAATTACATTTACCATCCCGTCCAATTTGTGTTCAAAACAGTATAATGTTGTTTTCTCTCCTTCGAAACCAAACAAAGAACGCTTTTTACAATCTGGATAATGGCACATGTTGGAATAATAATATAATCATTATATTATTATTATTAATTCAGTTTATAAATGAAATGTAAAAAAATATTAGAAGAATATTATTATTATACCCCATTTATTGAATATCATAGAACAATTGGACTACTTCAACTGTTTTATCCGTGTGATTTGCCATCCAATAATGTATTTGTTCAGACAACGTATCCAATCGATTGATCCATTCATCCTTCTTTGTCTTCTTTACTACACAAATACCCTGCTTATTCTGTCCCCAACAAGAAGTAATATTTTTTCCTTCATTACTATAGTCGTCTGGATTGAAACGAATAAATACGATTGGTCGATGTCCCAAATCTTGCGATATTTCCATAATGCGCTTATTTTCACAACTACAATCATAATCAGTGTGCTGATTTTCGTCAATCTCGATAACTAATATTTGTTCACCTAAATCCAATAATAGATCAGGTCGTCTCTTTGAACAGCCTCCTACTATTGTCTTATCTGCTGTCCATGACAAATCTGGAAATTCTGTTTTTACATGTTCTACAACCGAAAACTCTTTTGTTTTATAATTGCGAGTTACCGGTTTATCTGGAAACATATTGATATAACAGAAAAGACAATAACCATCGTATTTTTCTGTAACAAGAGTATAACACCAATTATTTTGACACGATTTATCTTTTATATTTATCATTCCCTCCAATTTATGTTTTGAACAATATAATGCTTTAAGTCCTTCAAAATTAAAACCAGGTCCAGTTTTACAATTTTCATGTTGACACCTTTTATTTTTTATATCTATCATTCCATTCAATTTATGGATTGAACAATATAATCCCTGTATTTCTCCTTCAATATTGAAATGAGGTTGTGTTTTACAATTTTCATGTTGACACCTTTTACTTTTTATATCTACCATCCCATCCAATTTATGTTCTGAACAATATAATCCTAATTGTGACCCTTCAATATTGAAATTAGGTATCGTTTTACAATTTGGATGAAAACACATTTGATGTTTCACGTCTATCATTCCATTCAATTTATGTTCTGAACAATACAATGCTTTAAGTCCTTCGATATTGAAAGTAGGTTGTGTTTTACAATTTGGATAATGACACGTTTTACTTTTTACATTTATCATTCCATCTAATTTATGTATTGAACAATATAATGTCGTTTGTTGTCCTTCAAAATTGAAAACAGGACTCGTTTTACAATTTGGATGAATACAACTTTTACTTTTTACATTTATCATTCCATCTAATTTATGTATTGAACAATATAATCCTAATTGTGATCCTTCTGTATTGAAATGAGGTATCGTTTTACAATTTTCATGTTGACACGTTTTACTTATCACATTTATCATTCCATCCAATTTATGTTCTGAACAATATAATGCTTTAAGTCCTTCAAAATTAAAATGAGGTATCGTTTTACAATTTTCATGTTGACACGTTTTACTTTTTACATTTATCATTCCATTCAATTTATGGATTGAACAATATAATCCTAATTGTGACCCTTCAATATTGAAAGTAGGTTGTGTTTTACAATTTGGATAATGACACGTTTTACTTTTTACATTTATCATTCCATCCAATTTATGTTCTGAACAATATAATCCTAATTGTGACCCTTCTGTATTGAAAGTAGGTATCGTTTTACAATTTTCATGAAAACACGTTTTACTTTTTACATTTATCATTCCATCCAATTTATGTTCTGAACAATATAATCCTAATTGTGACCCTTCGATATTGAAAGCAGGTTGTTTTTTACAATTTGGATGAAAACACTTTTTACTTTTTACATTTATCATTCCATCCAATTTATGTTCTGAACAATATAATGCTTTGAATCCTTCGATATTGAAATTAGGTATCGTTTTACAATTTGGATGAAAACACGTTTTATTTTTTACATCTACCATTCCATCCAATTTATGTTCTGAACAATATAATGCTTTAAGTCCATTTTTATTGAAAGTAGACCGCTTTTTGCAATCTGGATAACGACACATTCTTTGAATAATAATATAATGAATATATTATTATTTTTAATTCAATTTATAAATGAAAAATAAAAAATTATTAGAAGAATGTTATTATTATATTATCCTATTTTCACATTATTATTTAATTTTCTGTCAATATTCTGGGAGCAACATTCATTGAGATCAATTCTTGGAATAGAAGTTTGCAAGCATATGGTATTTCAACATACGAGAAGTCCGTTCTGTTATCGCAAGTCTTACAATGATGAATATGTACTTCGTCGTTATACGATGCAATCAAACCGCATTTCTTACAAACGTGAACTGAATATTTGTCTGATACGTCATACAACCTTTCTTTTGTAAACCGCGAGGCTCCATGAGCTACTGTTGTATCTCTCTCCATCTCACCAAATCTTAAACCACCATCTCTTGATCTACCTTCAGCAGGTTGTCTAGTCAAGTTCACCATTGGACCAATTGAACGACTGTGTTGCTTATCAAGAACCATATGTTTCAATCTTTGATAGAATACTGGACCAGTGAAGATACTACATTCGTGTTGTTCTCCTGTTAAGCCATTATACAGAAGTTCATTACCATTTGCTTCATATTTTGCCTTTAACAATTCATCGCGAATCGTATCCACATCTAGATGACCGAAACTTGTTCCATCTCCAAATAATCCTAATGATAGCAATACTTTCGCCAAGATGGTCTCCTTCAATTGAGCAATTGTCATTCTGGAAGGGATAGCATGAGGATTCAATATAATATCAGGACGAATTCCATCCTTGGTAAAGGGCATATCTTCTTCTGGAATAATATTACCAATTGTTCCTTTCTGTCCACTACGACTAGAGAATTTATCACCAAGCACAGGAGGTCTTACTGCTCGAACTCGCACTTTGGCAAAGTTATATCCATCTCCATTGCGATCAATATAATTCTTATCAATATACAATTCTTCATCTGTTCTGTAAATGCGACTCTTATCTTCGAATTTGATGACCTTGGTTGGATCATTTCTATTTTCTTTGATTGGAGTAATCTTTGAAATAATCACATCGCGATTTTCGACCAATGTATTTTCAGGAATAACACCTTTGCTGTTGACTTTGTTATAATTCGCAAACTTCATACCCTTTGTCTTTGTTGGGTCTGGTTTACAACGAATTTCTTCATCACCATTGACTTTCTGTTTGTCTTCATCTTTTTCAGTATGATAAATGGTTGCTTGAAACAGTCCTCGATCGATTGATCCTTTGTTGAACAGAAGAGAATCTTCTTGATTATATCCAGTATGTGTCATGATTGCAACCACAACATTATACCCAGAAGGAATATCGTTGATGTGAATCATATCCATAATACGAGTATCCACTAAAGGACGAGCTGGATAGGTAAGAACATAGGATGTCTTATCCATTCGGTTTTCATAGTTTGTAACATAAACACCGATTGCTTGTTTTGCTTGAGCACATTGATATGTATTTCTGGGAGACTGATTATGTTCAGGGAAAGGAATACAAGATGCGAGAATACCGAAGATTGTGCTAGGATGAATCTCACAATGAGTGAACCTATAAATTTCAGTGTTTATTGGGCGATGAACCCATTGTTTCTCCAAGTCGGCTGGTGTCATTGAAATCAAACAGTATGATTGTTCTTCTGGATCAATATACTCAATAATGGCTTCAGGAAGAACACAATTCGTCAACAGGTCATTCCATTTAACATCACACCTTCGAAGTTGAGGAATAACTGATTTTTTCATAATGAGATGATTATTGTTGACTCGTAGCAATGGGCGAGTCAATCGTCCTGCGTCATTACAAATGCGAATCTCAGCAGTCTTATAGTCGAATATGATAGAAACATATATATTCAGTGAACCTTCTTGTTTTTTGAGTTTCAACATATTATACAATGCAACTGGATCTTCAACGATACCGATCCAACATCCGTTAATCAATACTTTGACTTTTCCAAATGTTTGTAAAGGAGTACAAGTTGACAATTCAATGACGTTCTCCAATACGCATTGATATATTGGCTCCGAGTTGGAAGCAATTGTGATATGCGCCATATATGCAAGATTCTTGACAACACCAACAGATTGACCTTCTGGTGTCTCAGCAGGACATAGATAACCCCAAGAAGTATTATGTAACTTACGAGGAGGAATCAGTTTGCCACTTTTATCTGTCGGGGTAGAAATACGACGCATGTGACTCAAACTGCTGACATAAGTCAATCGATTTAGAACTTGTGCAACACCAACTTTGTTACTATTGATTTGTTTGATTCCAAAGTCGCCGGTGGACAATGCCTTTTTCAATCCATTCTCAATCGTTGTTGATTTGATGATCTTATAAATATTTGTCATATTGACAATGTTCATATATTGTTCAGTCGATTTCCAAGAACCATTATTGATTTCTTTGATAATCTGTTTCTCCATATCTTTCACAAGCTTATTGAAGTAATTGCGAAATAGGTTGTTCAACAGAGAACCAGTAAGATCAATGCGTTTATTCAAATATGAATCACGATCACTAGGTTTGATCCAATCAAATTTGGCTTGTAATATGCGATTTGTCATGTATCCCAAGAAGAATATTTTCTGTGACAGAGTAGCACAATGAGGGAATAAATCATTTGACAGAATATCATTTGCAAATTCCAATTTCTTGCGTTGTCCAGTTTCTCTATCCATATTAATGGGGGTATACATAACGTATCCAGTAATATATTTGATAGCATCTTCCTGTGTTAAGCAGGTATTTGCATCAATGATTGACGCAACAAGACCTTGTAATAGATCTTTATATTCAATGTTGTCAATATCCAATATAATATATTGACAAATTTCCATGTCAGGAATGATACCAAGCGCACGAAACAGAACGAATAGTGGGATAGGTTGTTTCACTCGAGGCAACTGAACAACAATGGGAAATCCAAGACCATTATTCTTTGACGAAACGAAGAGGTTCAGTTGTTTAGGAGAGATACATTTGAAGTCGGGGATTGACTTGATTTCCGCACTCCATGTATATTTAGTGTTATTTTTACTAACATTATAAATATATATTTTGTTTTCTGCTGCTCTTTCTTGTCCCAATACAGTTTTCTCTGATCCGTTAATGATGAAATATCCTCCAGTGTCATATTTACATTCACCAATGCTTTTAGGATCAACATGTTTGTATTGAGATAATACGCATATGTTTGATTTAAGCATGATTGGCATTTTTCCAATATGTATTTTTGGGAGAGTTTTGTAAAAGTTTTGAACATTCTCCAGATTTTCGCCGTTTCGAACAACGAAATGTATTTTAATATCAATCGTCATGACAGAAGCATACGTGAAATTGCGAAGCCTGACTTCTTGAGGGAACATCAGTTTAGTTGCTCCATTATTTTCATGAATCTGTGGACGATACAGATTGAAGTTTTCAAAAGTGACAAATAATTCCAATCTATGTTTGCCCGATGCAATATCAAGATCTTGTTCAGACTTGATATTAATTGGATTGAACATTTCGATTGTTTTCATCAATTGGTATTCAATGAAGTGATTGTATGATTCGATTTGATGTCGAACCAGTCTCTCCAAATGTTGCCCTTTGAAGTAACTTTCGATAATATCCCAAGGGGTTTCAATATATTCTGCTGCAAATATGTCGTCATTCTCTTCGACAGATTTAGCATTTGATGTATTTTCATTGATTGTTGTCATTGTTGATTTTATGGTTTGAGTAGATAACATAATTTAGTTATTAATTATTTCAATTTATTTTTAAATCGTTTCGTCTTTATCTTAATAAATGTTTTTTTTAGTAAACAATAAAGCGAATAGAATGCGAGTAAAGAATTCATTATAATACTAATTCTCTATTATAATGAGTTCCAATAAAAAGACGATACAGATTAATCCAGATTTATTTAAACTTCAAGGTTCATCCAAGTCACGAACGAGAAGTAATAGAGAGAGAAAGAAAATCGAGAAACCAATTACTCCAAATCTATTAAAAAGGCAATTAATAGAGAGAATCAAGGATCATAAGAAGAGGTTAGAACAGACAGAACCTCCACGAAGTAGTGTTAGTAAAAATGTCATAGTTCATGAAAAAACAGATGAATCAAAAGACGACGACGATGAATTTATAATGTCAATGAATTATCTTTCTTCTTTATCAGAGAAATCAGAGAAAGAATCAAATATTGAGTCAAAGGGTATACCAACAAGTATTCCAATTTTTCAAAAAATACAAACATCGACTGCACCAAATGTTCAAATGGTTGATATTGAGTTACATGATGATTTTAAAAATACACATATGCAATTGGAAAACGTTATACCAGCAACATCAATATCAATGTCAACAATGGAAGAAGATGATGATGTTTCACAATATCAACAACAACCGCAACAACAAGATATTATATTAAAATATGAAAGACCAACAGATGTTCCATATGGTTGTTTAAAGAATGGAAGTAAACCTACTTATCGTTCTTGGATGACACATAAGAATGATATATATAAACAACAACCAAATGATAATTCTTCTGTTTTGCTTGAAAGAGAGAAAAAGCTGAATGAGTTAAAAAGTCGTTTTAAAGAGAATGAAATAGAAGAACCAAAACAGATAGAAGATGATAGTCCGGTTTATATTAAAAAGACAATTCGAAGAAAATATACTCTTGGAAAGTCAAAAATATATAGAAAAGTTGGAGTATTGATTAAAAACATACAAACTAGAAAAAAAGTAATTGATTCACATAAAGAATTAAAGACTCATCATGTTAATGATATTAAAAAGTATTTGAGAAATAAAGGTCTTATTAAAATCGGCAATCATACTCCAACCGATTTATTAAGAAAAATATATGAATCTGCTATTTTAACTGGTGATGTCAATAATAGTAACAAAGAAACATTATTACATAATTTACTAAATGAATCGAGTGATCATTTTTAATTTTCTTGATTTAGTCCTCATCTGAGTCTTCGAATCTCGCCTTCTTTTGTGGTTCAGCATCAACACCAATATATGCATCTTCATCATCTTCGGCATCGGCATCTTCTTCCTCATCTTCATCCGAATTTTCATATTCTGGAGGAATTACAAGTTCTTCTTCTTCCATATCTATTTTGGGTTTTTTACTAATAATCTGTTCTACTTCTGTGGGATATTCTTCCTTTTTCTCCTTGTCACCTTTCTTCTTTCGCATTGGTGGTGGTGGAAGTTGTGAGATACCTTCTAAATAATTCTCTTCGGCAACATCTTCTGCTTGTGGCGACTCTTCGAGATCATAATAAGACTTTGCTTTTACAGTATTTTGTATAGGTGCGGTTATTTGTTTACGTTGTTGATATTTCATTGTTCGCTTATATTCATCGGAAGTCTCTAATTTTGCGATAATAGAGACGAATCGATCATTCAATTCAAATCGTTGTCCGATAACGATTGCTACAAAGATATCACCTTCCTTGATAGTATTAAAGTAATCGACATTATAGTGATGGTCTCTTGTAATAAATACAATTGCCGGAGAAGGTTTAATATTTGCTATATCTCCACGAATTCCAGCTTTTGTAATATTCACAGCAATACAAGTAATTTTCATTCCTTCCACTGGTAAACTTGTTTCGCATTCAAATAGAACTTCGAATATGATATTTCCGCCTCTAACTGTTCCACTGGAATAACTGATTATTTTGGAAGATCCTGGTTTGATGAATCCTTCAACCACACATTTTCCTTCATAATCATCTTGTATTTTTTGTCGTATTGTTTCATCAAGATTTTGTCCGATCGAAATGATAGAAATACTAATACTTCGAGTAATCATCGATGGAGCATATATTGCGGAATCGACAACTCCTTTCTTTTGTCTTCTGCTATTAAATTTGGATTTCATTTGTTGCGTTTGCATTGTTTTCATTATATTATTCATTATTATATTTATTTATATTCAATTTTATTTTATTATAGTAATCCAGTCTCTACATATTCATTCAATCGATATATATATAATATTTCTTAGTTATTTCTTACCTGTTTTTTTGAGAGGTTTTGTTTCTGGTTGAAATACGAAATTCATCGTATAATCAACTGGTTTCATATTTACAAATTGTATAAAGTTCTGTAATTCATAATTTAAAAACCATATTTTGTTTTCTTTATTTACTTTTTCATAATACCGAAGTATAAATTCGCATATATAACATAGTTCACTTTCATTTGTATATTTCAAATTGACATATGTAGGTGTCACTTCTAAATAATTATAATATTGTGATGGAGGTTTCGTTGTATCACTTAATTGGTATATTTTACTATTGACAATTTCATTCAATGTTTCGGTCATTTGTGTCTTATTCGTGCTTTTATTACATATTCGACCAGTTGGTGTCCTCTTTACATCTGGTTGTTTTTCAGTAATCTTTGTTTTAAATACCATTATATTATTATCTTTCATATCAATGAACCCGACTAATGAATTAAATAATTTCCCCATGAGGGGTGATAAATCTTCACTTTTTTGTTTCAGCATACGTTGCGAATCACTATAATCGGCAGTATTATAATTTACTTCTGTTCGATTCCACTGAAGAGTATTTGTATCTTTATGAAACATATAATAATGAGGTTTAGCCTTGTAGCTGATATATCCAAATGCGATTGAACCTTTATCACCTGACATGCGTATGAGCAGACTATCGCAGTATAATTTGAGTATTTTTATAAAATCATCGGTATCATCGTATTCATCTATATCTAAACTATATTGTAGTAACAGTATTTTCTCGTCTGGTAATAGATCATCAATAATATGTTCAACTAACATTTGTTGTAATGTCTCTCTTGGAACGGGGTCACTTGCGCTACGAATGAAGATACTATAATTACTTAAATTATACATTACGATACCTAATATAATGTGCTTTTCTATCCAAACCTCTTCTCCGTCATAGACTTTGGGTATTTCACGTATTTCCTTTTCGGTTTTATTGAAAATCTCCATTGACAGATCATATTTGGATTTCATCAAACTAACTAATTTGCCATATTTTGTATCTACATTCGCGCGTTCTACTTGAGGTGATTGTATTTTCAGTAGTTCTGCTGCTTTAGCAGGAACGGCAGCAGGTGTTATATCTCTTATAATATCGATTTTTTCTGGTAAAGCCTTGATTGGTACACTTCTATCATAGAGAGAAATATTCTTGTTATCTAATTCATTTGGTTGAAAGAGATAATATTCACCGATATTTACTAGATGTCCATTTCTCTCATATTTATCTTTAATGAATATATTTCTGTCATCAACCACATGTGTTAACGCAGCATATATTTGAATAATAGAATATCTATTGTGTGGATTGATTCTTTTTATTAAATCCAGTTTTTTGTAGAAAAATCGTTCTTTAAATAGTCCTTTGATGCGATTAATAATAGTATCGATGTTTGCGTTTGCAAATGCTTCTCCATATGTATATTCATTCGTATTCGTCGGTGTAACAGAACTACATTGATAATCACAATCTTCCATATAATCGCAAGTCATACTATATGGACTATCACCAACTTGAAATGGAATTGTTACTTTTGGTTGAGTAGAGAGAATAATATCCAAAGTAGTATTGATCTTTTGTTGAGAGAAGTTAGTCTGGTCATGATTGAGAATACAATCAACTGCGGTTTTCTTCAATAATCTGGTTACGACACCGATTTGTTTTGCTTTAAATTCTGCAACTCGATATATATATACATCTGCCGTTTCTGTATTTTTATCTTTCTCTGATAGAACTGTTCCATGTAAAAATATTTGTACGTTTCTTTTCTTTAAAGGCAACCATTTATGACTCAAATTACGGACAGCACGACCAACGACTTGTTCAATTCGATTCATATTATACCATGGTTCTAATATATGAACTTGACGTATTGCTTTAAAGTCAATACCTTCTGATCCTGATTGAGAGATTAATACCACTTTGATTTTCTCTCCAGAAATATCTATATTTTTCACTTCATCGAAGATATTATCAATATTTGTGATTGCTTTGACATCTCCGTCATTATTAGGAGATAAATGACTATCGCCAGTAATCATGATATATTTTGCTGGTTTAAAATCCGGTCTTTTTGTTGATTCCATTGTTCTCACATCTACTGCTGCAGTAGGAGGTGTTTTAAATAGTGAGTTTGAACCGTATCTTGTAAATCCCATTTCTTCTAATGCTAATGCCATTGGTATAAGTCCACCATATAAGTATTGAGAATAAATGAGTATAATACCCTCTGAGATAATACCTGTTTGTTTGTTATGTATCGTATCACAAATGCTTTTTATCTTTGAACTATACTTGCCGATATTATCTTGATCAAAGAATGCACCATAACCTGCTTTATATTCGTAATTTAAATTTTTATTGAATGACATTACTGTAGAGAGACCTTTATGACCATATAATTCTGATATTCTTACATTGCCATATAATTGTTCGTTTAGTTCAGAATCTTCCGTGTTTACATCAGCGTCCAAATCTGATAATAATTCTTCATCTTCTGCTGGCGAATTCACCCCCTTTGCGGGAGCACCCCCTCCCATTTCATCAGAATTGGCTGTATTCTGGTCAGATTCTTCTTCTTCTTCTTCTTCTTCTTCTTCTTCTGCGGGTATATTTTCATTAGCTTCTTCGAGAGAAGAGTTAGACGAAGGAATAACAGGAGAAGGAGAAGAAATAGCAGGAGATGCTTCAGTCGAAGGAACAATAGAAGAGATAATTGAAGATACAACAGAAGAAATAGAGGATGGTGCAGCAGAAGAAATAGAGGATGGTGCAGCAGAAGAAATAGAGGATGGCATAGCAGAAGAAATAGAGGATGGCATAGCAGAAGATATTTCAGTATTTATTCTCTCTAATCCAGGATATGCGATAATAAGTGTTTGTATCAAAGGTTGTAAAATAGTATATCCAAATGATTCCATCTCTTCTAAATTTTTATTCTGTATATAATTTTGTAATATGTAATTATATACTTCATTTTGATAAGAACCGATCTCCGTCAAATATAAACTGAATGCATGTTCTATATTTTCGGCAGGTATTGGATTTCCATTCATCTTCATAGTAGGAAACAAATATCTAGGATAAGTATGTTCAGGAGAGAATAAACTAGGATATACTCGAAATGGAAATGTATAAGGATTTTCACCCCTAACATATGATACATATCCTGTCGCTTTTTGGGTCAATAGGTCTTCATCAATTAAATCGTCATTATTATCAAAGACATCACTACTTCGAATAATTGATCGTCGATCATTCATATTCATCATGTTTAAAATCCATACCAATTCTTTACAACTATTAAACATTGGAGTTGCCGTTAAAAAAAGTAATCTAAGATTATTCGCATTCTTAACTAATTTTTGAAATGCCTTGGATGCAATCTTATCTTTTCCATTTTTACTATCTGTTATATTTTTCATGTTCTGTATTTCATCAATAATAATCAAACTATTGTTAAACTCTCTGCGTAAATTATATACAGAAATATCTGTCATATCATCTCCAATCACTTCATTTATTCTGTGTGCAAATTTGACATATCCATAAAACTTATAATTTTTCTTAATTAATCTATTTACTTCTTTCACAATCGTGGCACGACTGACTCGAATATTTGTAGGATTGACTTCATTGATTAACTGATTCCCTATTATATTATTCATTGTCCATGGTTGAGTCTTACTCATTTTTGCCTCATCGAATAATTGAAGTTTAAAATTATCAACAACATTTGAAGAAGCAACAATGATAATCTTCTTTTTAACACCGATCCTTTTTAAATATTCTCTCATTTCTTCTGCAATACCAATTGCAGTTAATGTTTTTCCACTTCCTAATCCATGAAATAATAGTAAACTGTTATATGGTGTTTGAAAAGAGAGATAATTTCGGACAAAATGTTGATGAGGTGCCAATTCAAAATCCGCATTGATGATTTTATTTGCGAATTCATCAAAGTTTTCTTCATTTTTTTCTTGACTTTCAACAATTTCATGTAAAGAACCATCATATTTGGTTTCTTGGAATTCTTTTTTCTCCGCGATTTTAGCATTAAAGTTCTTATCATTTAATGTTGGATACAGAAAATCATCTGGTGGTTGTGTTACTGATTCTTCTCTCTCTTTTATTTCTTTTTGAATTAAAAAATCATTACAAGACTTACTGTATTTATTTTTTGATTCTTTACATGATGTTTCAAGAGGAGTTACTTCTTCTGTAGAAATATCAGTAAACAAAAGAGGAGGTTCTATAATTCTTTCATTGATATCATTTTGAATAATAATTTTCTCTGGAATCAGAGAAATCAGAGAAACAGCTGGAGCAATAGGAGAAGGATTCAGAGAAGGATTCAGAGAAAGAATAGGAGAAGGCGTTTTCTCTAATACAGGAATAATCTTCTTTGTTCTAGGTTTTCGTGGGTTTTTTTGAATAATAATAGGTTCACCATTTTCATCTTCTAATACAGGAATAATCTTCTTTGTTCTAGGTTTACGTGGTTTTGGAGCAACAATAATAGGTTCGCCATTTTCATCTTCTAATACAGGAATAATCTTCTTTGTTCTAGGTTTTCGTGGTTTCTTCAGAGCAGTTATATCCATTTATAATTATATTATAAAATATAATTATAATTATCACACACTAAAAACGAACTACGCATATAACAATATCGCATGCATTGTCTCATGAACCTTGCGTAAGACTGTTTTTTTCTCTAAATGATATGGTCTAATAGATTCCATACATTCATCATATGTTTTCCATTCTAATTTACTAACTTCTGCTTGTTGAAACTGTAAAGACCCAGTCGACAAATCATTGATATTGTCGGTATCTGGTTTATACACAGCAATAAAATACTTATGCTTATAAAATTTATGATTTGATCCTATAAACAGTTCTTCATATGGTATAATATTATCTATCAATTGTATTTTTTCGATGTCGATACCAGTTTCTTCATTACACTCTCTCAACGCACAATCTACATCTTTTTCCTGATAATTTTTGCGCCCTTTTGGAAACTCCCATTCTGTCTCTTTCCAATGAGTTGTGCTTTCATCAATCAAATCTTTTAGAAAATATGTTCGGTCATTATAATCAATTCCATTCATTAATAATTCATACTTGATATTTGAATTATTTGCTTCATTCTTATATAACGGATTTACAGTAACTCTTCCCCACATTTTTCTCCATAAATCTTCAAATGATTGTGTCAATAAATTGTCTTTTTCCAAGAGAGACATTTCGTTAATTTTTTTTTGAAGATGATATATATTATTCACGTTATATTTGCCGCGTATAAAGTCAATATACCCGAAACTGTCTTTTCGTCGAATCATGAGATAGTATATTTCCCCTTTCACAACCTGAGTTAAAATGATACCACAACTGATAATAGGCAATTTACATTGATGTAATAAATGCCCGGTTTTTGAACAATTATTACACAAAATCGTTTTATTCATTATATGACTTAAATAATCATCTTTTAGTTTTTAAATTCTTTTATAATTAATTTGTCATAAATAATAGTAGCATTCGGTGCGAATCGTTTTTGTTAAGAGTTTAATGTGTTTCGTATTATATTATGCCTAAATATATAAATCAATCATTTACATCCACATTAGATCCTGCGATATGGGGTCCACATTTTTGGTTTTTCTTACATACAATTGCGGTATCATATCCTCTTTACCCAAACACAATTACCAGAAAAAAATACTACGAATTTATTCATAATTTGCCTCTTTTTATTCCTGTTGAAAATATCTCAAAGTATGTTTCCAAATTATTAGATAAATATCCAGTAACTCCTTATTTAGATAATAGAGATTCATTTATTAGGTGGACACACTTTATACATAATAAAGTAAATCAAAAATTGGAGAAACCAAAAATATCATTGGAAGAGTTTTACGTCCAATATTATGAACATTATAAATCAAAAAATGTCAAATTAATAGAATTCAATAAATTACGTAGGCATATTGTATATATTTTTTTAATTGTTTTATTAGGATTTGTGATATATTATATACATTATAAGTCCTCTTTTTGAGAAAGGTTGAAAATAATATTAATATGTTGGTATATTATAATGAAACATGGTGGAACAGTTATCGAATCAGGTGGATTTGGTTGTATTTTTAAACCGCAAATAAAATGTGATCCACTGCATATAATTGGAAATACCAATATATATGACAAGACAGGTATTTCTAAAATAATGCGATTACAACATGGACTCGATGAATACGATGAAATAATCAAGTTCATTCCTATTTTAAAGACGATACCGAATTATAAAAACTACTTTATTATTTCACAGTTTACGATTTGCCGTCCTGTTAAACTTACTAAATCTGATTTGAAAGATTACGATACAGTGAATTGTTCTTCGTTAAAGAAAAAGGGAATTACAAAAGACAATATAAACGATCATTTGAGCAAATTATTGACATTAAACATGCCATATGGTGGAATAGATCTAGACTGCTATATCAGCAAAAATCTATATGATTCTGCGCGTATCATAGAATTCAACAATAAAATGATTGATTTGCTCGATAATGCCATATTACCAATGAACAAGAAAGGAATATATCACTCGGACTTGAAAGCAAATAATATATTAGTCAATAATGAAAATGGACATTTACGTTTTAGACTAATAGATTGGGGTCTCTCTACTATTTATTTTCCTGGTAAACAAAATGTATCTGTCGAAACAAATTATGGATTCACAGATGATTGGAAATTTATACCCGATGCATATAGAGACCGTCCATTTCAGTTCAATGTTCCATTTTCATGTATATTATTTTCTACAATTTTCAAAGAAATGTATGAATTATTTCTTATAACCAACAAACGAACTCACAAAGATATTCGTGATTTTTTACAAGAATTTGTTAAAACACATATTGAATATCGTGGTTCTGGGCATTTATCAAATTTTAAATCTATTTTCAGTAAAATGTATGGAACACCTGAATTTACAACAACAATAGAAAAATTACATGGTAAAATAGATATTATACAACAAAATGTAAATATAAAACATATTGGATATATTATCGATTATCTCTGTAATATTTTAATAAAATATACGAAAAATGAAAAATTTGATGTTTTAGGATACTTAAATGAAGTATATATTAAAAATGTTGATATATGGGGATTTGTCATGACATTTCTTCCATTAACAGAACAAATAATGCAATACGAATTAATTCAGCCATCTCAAAAAACTTCATTTTATCGAAAAATAATACATACCAGTTTGAAAGATATGATAAATATATTATTAAAATATAGCAGTTCTCCAATCAATATTGATGAATTAAAGAAGGTGTTATTATCATTGAATAAAAAGTTACAACGCTTAAGCAGAGAACCGGTATTATTACAAAAATTAAAACAGCGACAAATACAGTCTCTGAAAATACGTAGTAAAATAAAGATTCTTCGTCGAAAAATGCTTACGCGCAAAAAGAGAGAAAGTCGTCGATCAGGTAAATTATAATAAATTCAATTTAACCAAGAAAAACCCAACTATTATAATGAGTGTTCATATATTCTGCCGTTTTACTTTCTTTATACTGAAACATCTTATACGCTTCTTTGGCATGTAAGAATCGGCCTATATAACCTAAAATCATGATAATAATTAAGACTCCAACAAAACGCATGTTAATATTTTTACTAAAAAATTTATTTACAAATACATAACTTGCGAGATTCAAGAAGATTGTATAAATTGTTATGTTAACTAATATAGATAGACAGATGATTGGTATTAACTTCATAAAGGCAATCCATGACGTTTTTGGATTTGTCGTTTCCAAAAATAGTTTCGTAAACATATATATATATTATAATATTTCTTTGAAACAAATATTCAAAGAAATATACGAGGGTAAATATATCAGTTATTATATGAGACTTGAAATTATTATTATTGCCATTACCGCTGTCTTCATTTATAATGTATATTATGATGGAAATATTTTAAAGAAGATCTATTCATATAAGAAATATTTCACAATGGGTATAATTGCCATTATAGGCATATCGATTTATCTGTTAATCAAACGGGATCCCATGCAATCAAAGAAGATACTTCTTTATGCGAATAATATGATAAAATATATGCCGATAGATAAACAGACGATGAATTTTATTTCTCCTATTATTGATTTCACATCTCCCAAAGATAATAGTGGATTTATGATGGGAATGAACAATAATTCACAATCACCTACAAAAGGTTTCAATGGTAGTGGTGGCAGTGCTACTAAGAGATCAGTATCTGAAACAAAGAAGAAATATGTAGCGTCGCAACAACATTGGAAATGCGGTGAATGTCATCAACAGTTGAACCATACTTTCGAAATAGATCATCGTGTAAGATTAGAATATGGTGGTGGAAATAATGTGGAGAATTTGGTGGCACTATGTAGGAATTGTCATGGAGAAAAAACTGCTAGTGAGAATATGTAAATCATAATATTTATATAATATATACTATTAATGGAAGCGGCAGCAACAGGAGCAAATAAACCCCCGCCAAAGGATTCTGAAACAAAAAATATATTGAACGCAATTGATTATAAAAATCTCGGTAATTATTTTGGTAATCCTGTGATAATAACTATTTTATATTTCATTATTTTAATCAGTTTTATTGTGGTATTATTTTCAACGACATATGTGACGATATCATCATTAATTACAATATTTTTCGTATATCTCTTAATAAAGCAAATATATTATGCGCTTAATGATAAATCAGGTAAGGCTGCAAGTCTTTGGTCATTTGCGTTGCCCATCTTTTTAATTATTTTTACATTGGCATGTAATGCTTTTTTACCGAAAAGTTCAAAGTTTGTCTTAACGAATCAAAGTAACATAATTCAAAATATACAAATGCCAATATATTCTATTTTATATGCTTCAATTATATACGGTATTTTCTTCATATTTATGTTAATATATCATACATTTGACAAAAATAAAATTACATTATTATGCGTGTCATTCTTTTTCATCATATTATCTTCAATGTATATTGTAACAAGATCAAATTTGCCACAAGATGTGACAAAAAGTCAAACAACTTCAATGATGATAAATACACTTGTTTATACACCTCTTGTTGCTTCTTGTATTTATATTATATACGTATTTATGACGTATAAAGGGTTCATACTCAGTGGCTATAATGATATTAAGAACACGTCTTTAATGAATAATATTACACGCGTAATACCTACACCAGCTGCATCAACGATTACGAATATGGAAGAACAGTTGAATAATCTCAAACAATATGATACATCAGGATCAAAATCATCGTCAAAGACAGAATCATTCATGCCTGGGCAGGTTGCGGTTGCCAAAGATTTATCAATATATGGTTTACTTATTATTTATGGAATCGTATTTCTAGGATGTTTCTTTACATTTTTGAATACGACAGCCAATACGAAATATAATTCATTGAATGAGTTGGTTATCATACTGATAAATGGATTTATTATATCGGTTATTGCAGTTTTAACAATGAAAATGACTTCTGCTGGTTTCTCTTCGTTTCAAAATGATTCGATTAAAGAATTAAATAAATCAATGAAAACTGCTGAAATTAAAAGGGGGCAATATTTTGGTAGGTTGGGATTAGAAAATGAGGAATATGGAGTTCTCGCATTGTTAATAGTATATAATGTTGCCATAGCAAATGTATTTAATAATGATTATTTCAGTAAAGATAATGAGATATTTGTCAAGTTTCTCTCTTCATTCATTCCGTCTTCGTATATAACCAAATATGAAAATAGTCTACCAACTCTTAGTATCATAATTACATATATTATTACATTTGCGATATATTACAAAGTAATAATGAAAGAGAGAAATGTAAAGAACGATTCAGACTTACTAATGTTTTTCATTACATTAATTTTATTCATAACAGTAATATTATACATAAATGGTAGTAAATTGGCACAAGGTTCTTCATTGAATAATGGTATTTCGCCTTATATATATGCGATTATAGCATTTGTGATCATTTTCTGTGTAGGATTATTTCTCATATATATATCGACAAAACTGAATATGAATCTCGCGTTTTTTAATATGGAAAAAGATCAGTTGATGCAATCAATTACAGTATCTCTTTTCATCCTGTTTGGTATTTTTTTCTTATTTTCATTGATTAATTGGATCATCCAGTTATTTCAAGTATTTACATTTAAAAACTCAGATGGTTCATCAAGTGTCTTTGGGATTATATTAAATTTTGCAATTATCATCACGTTATTGGCGATTATATACAGAATGATGTCATATAGTAATTTATTCAAAGGGTCAACATTTATAACAGACAGTCCATTATCGCAACTCATAATAGGTTGTATTTTCTATATACCTTGTTTGCTGATTGCACTGATCGATATATTGTCAGGTTATTATAAAAAGGGTTCAACTGTTATGGTAAATGCGATGAAACGAGCATCAACCGGTGATTTGGCAAGTTCAGTTTCTTCATTACAAATTACGCCAAGTAGAACAGATATTATTTTGCTGATTCTTATAGTCTTATTATATCTCATATATTATAGTATTCCATACACATATACATTATTTTCATCGCAAGGTGGACAGCTTCTATTAAAAGAGCCTGTATATACAGATAAAGAAATAGTTTTAGCAACATATACATCATTGAATCCTCAAGTAAATTCGACAAAAAAATCATTTAAACTATTTAATTATGATTTTTCATGGTCGAATCCAGATTATAACGCAACGCAAGTGATTACTCATTCTTATAATTATGCATTATCATGTTGGATTTTTATAGATGCGAATAGCACAGCAAATAATCGAGGCGATACTTTTCATTCTCTTATAAATTATGGTGGAAAACCAAATGTTCAGTATAGAGGAAATGATAATCAAATGATAATAACAATTGAAAAAATGGATGTATCAGGAAATCCAACATTATATGAAGGAAAAAAGTATGATTTAGATGATGATGGAAATTTCATTGTTTATAGAAACAAAAATGTATTGTTACAAAAATGGAACAATATAGTGATCAATTATAATAGCGGCATTTTAGATATATTTATAAATGGTAAATTACAACAATCGTTTAATGGAGGATCTATTCCTTATATGAAATTGGATAATATCACAATAGGAGAGAAGAATGGATTACATGGAGGTATATGTAACGTTGTCTATTTTAGCGATGCATTAAATATAAAGCAGGTGTATTATTTGTATACTTCGGTAAAAGATTTGAATCCTCCTATATTAATGAATTATTATGACAGTTTATATTTAAGTTCAATAAAGGTTGAAAATGCGACAGAAAAGATTGGGTTAAATCAGATTGCGAATTGATAATTATAATGAAATAATAAATTTATTATTATATATTATTATAATAAATGAACATTCGTATGATTATATTTACGACAATTATCATTATCATATTAATATTGATAATACGTTATTATGTGGTAAGTAATCCAATATTAACTAAATTAAGTAATGCTACTGTTCCACAAACAATATCTGCCAGTTCTTTAGGATCATCTAATAGCGTTGGAAGTTCAAATTTTGCATTTTCAATATGGTTTTATATAAGCAACTGGAATTATAGGTATGGAGAGCGCAAGATTATATTTGGAAGAATGAATAATACAACCGGAAAGGTTGATCCTTCAACTGATACTACTGGTGCAGGTCCATCTCCATTAGTATCTCTAGCTGCTATATCAAATGATTTAGAAATAGCATTAGCATATTTTCCGGATAAATTAACAAGTGGAACTTCATCAACACCATTTATTTCCTGTCCAATACAGAATATACCTATACAGCAATGGGTCAATTTAACAATAAGTGTATATGGTAGAACATTAGATACATACATAAATGGTAAATTAGTGAAAACATGTTTATTGCCAGGTGTAGCAAATGTGAATCCGGCAGCAAATGTATATATTACTCCAAATGGTGGATTCGAAGGTTCAACCACTAAATTCTCATATTATTCTTATGCATTAAATCCAGAACAATCTTGGGATATATATCAAAAAGGATATGGAGATGGTATGTTCTCGAATATATTTGGCAAATATCAATTGAATTTTACATTATCACAAAATGGAACTGAAGAGGCTAGTATAACTATTTAATAAAATAGTGAAATTATTTTATTAAACCGTTGAAGGTCAGTTACATTCGTCAATTTATAATGATGGCCTTTAGGGTATCCTTTTTCGTTGATATAAATGAACAAACAAACAAACAACTAACGTATAGTTCTTTCTTATCTTATATTATTATATAAGATATGGATTCTATAACAGAAGATTATACAAATACTGTAGATGAATTAAAAAATGGCCTAACTAACATTGGAAATAATATAGACAGTTACAAAAAAGCAGGTGAAAAATGGGTGGGCGATAATAGTGGAGGTATTCAAGCAATTGGATCAAGTGTTAAAAAAACGTTTGATGACAGTAAAGAAAATATTTCAATAGCTGCCTCAGGAGTAAGAACAAGATTTTCGGGTTTTTTCGATTTTATGGAATCGAATAGTTTAGTCGCCAAATTTTCATTTTTGCTTTTAGTGATTTTTCTGTTTATTATATTATTGGGAGTAGCAGTGAATTTGATTGCGAAACTGTTTGATAATAGTACAGAACAGAAGATTATTACTGGAATGATTAATGCGAGTTCTCAGATGTTGACGATTACACAAGATCCAAAAATGAAGGGTTCTAAAACAATATATCGTTCTAATAATGCTAATAGTGGAATTGAGTTTACTTGGTCAGTATGGATATATATTAATGATATAGGCGTTTCAAATGGAAAATATAAGCACATATTTAGTAAAGGCAATTATGGACCAAATGAACAAGGATTAAATTATCCAAATAATGCTCCGGGTCTATATATTTCTCCTGATACGAATCAGTTAAGCGTAATAATGGATACATATGAGGTAATTGGCGAAGAAGTAGATATCCCGGATATTCCAATAAATAAATGGGTTAATGTTATCATTGTTTGTAAGAATAAATCATTAAATGTCTATATAAATGGAACGATTACAAAAAGCGTAGAATTGATTGGAGTTCCAAAGCAAAATTATGGAGAAGTATATGTCGCAATGAATGGTGGGTTTAATGGATATATTTCGAATTTATGGTATTTTAGTTATGCGTTAGGAACGGTAGCAATTGAAAATTTGGTAAAGAAAGGACCTAATACTACAATGACTGACAGTTCTACGCTGAATAGTAAGAATGCGGATTATCTTTCTTTGAGATGGTATTTTGATGGAACCAATAGTGAGTTCTTCCCTTAATTCTTTTATCATAATTTTTAAAAAGGTTAGGCTAAATGACTTCACTTTACAAAGTGGGTTTAAAGATTAAAAAATAATAATATTATTCTATTTATATGTGGAACACAATATCTAAAATGTTTGGTCTTGGTAGTAGTGAACAAAAAATTAATACTGGTGCAGCATTACATCAACCAGTTCCAATACCATCATCATTGACTTCTGTTACAACTGGAGGAAGAAAACATAAACGGCGTTCAAATAAACGTAGAATAACTCATAAGAAAAGAACAAATAAAAGAAAAAGATAATATATGTCTTGTTTAGGAAAATATTATGATCCAAACCCACCGAGGGAATGGAATCGTTTTCATAATAGATGTAGTCAACCAGATAATCCAAGTATATCTCTTGCAGAAGGTTATCGATTACAGATGATGAGAAAGGGAAACGTGCTTCAGTATAAGAAGAATGAAACACAATTTTCTAAAAAACAGAAGTATTGGCGATTGGCGAACAGACAGTTTACTTCATGGGCGTCGCAAACCGCAACTGTATCGGATCCAAATATTGGATTGTTAAAGAGAATCAATTCGACTTATATTATTGCTCCACAATCGAATAATATAATAGATAGTAGTTCTATCACAAGTGTTCAAAATGCGAATTGTATACCGATGATTAATCCAGGTAATATCAATAATTTGCCTGACCAACCTACTTCAGGTGGACAACCACCTCCGCCTCCAATTCCACCTCAACCAATTATTGATGGAACAGTTGTAATTCCTCCAAATATAAAACCGAGTGATGTAATATTATATTTAATTGAAGATGGTGGTACTTTATTATGTAATAAAATAGTTGCACCGTGTAGTGGACAACTTCTACAAGAGTTTCGCTCGGGTGATTGTTATCCGACATCATTTTCAGATGTTCCAGGGAAATCGCGGTTATTATGTTGGTCTGGAAGAGAAAAATCATATTTCCCGAAAGTAAAGAGAACATATGGAACAAGCAATAATAAATGGCCAGTAAATGCTAAATTTATACGATCTGCAAAACCAGTGAACCCGATGTTTTCATTGGGTCTTTAAATTGTTGTTTATATTGATATTTACCTTTCTTTGGCATTTGGTAAATATAAAATCAAATTATGCTCTTAAAGAAGGATTAACACATATATCTCGACTAGGGAATATATCACCAGACATACAGTCATCATTTTCCCCGACTTGTAAACAAGTTCGATATCCTCTCTCTTCTCCAATATAACACCATCCTGTTTTATTATTTGATTTATTATTACTGCTATAAGTGTCATCCGCTTGAGGCGTTTGTGTCGTTTGACTATTATTTGATTTTGTAGCATTATTTAGTGCTGTATCCAAAGAAGTATCACTATATGGATTAAAATTAGTTGTATTGGCATTGGTATTGATATTATTGGCATTGTTGGTGTTAATTCCAATAGTAGAATTTCCACCACCACTTCCAATTAGATCATCACCATAATCTTGATTATGTGTCGATGAAACTGTGTTATTTGTTATTTCATAAGGCGATGATAAAGATGATGCCATTGTCATAGGTGAACTATCTTGTTGAGATGATGATGGAACAACATTATTAGAAGGAGTAGATGGTTTGCTATTATCTTGAGTTAAATTTTTAATATAACTCGATATAGCCGGGTTATTCCAACATAAATGAACAATAATAGCAATAAATATAACGAGAGAAAGAACAGCAAGAAATATCCAAAATCCTGAATTAGATGAAGGACCTGGAGGCGGAGGTGGAAGAGCTGGACTCGATTTTATAATAGTATTTGAAAATATACTCGGTTGTGGTTGTTGTATTTGATTATCCATATTTATACTTGTCATTTATATATTATTAATTTAAACTCAATAATATATAAACAAATTAAAAAGCCCAGCCCCAATTTCATTCTTAAGAGAGAAAATTATTTATTAAAGACCATTAACTATTCTACATAATCTTCTTTTTCTAAATATTTAATTAGTATTTCATAAATGATTTTCTCTGTAATTTTCGTAATATATATATATAAAATATGTATATATCATTATCGTCGTCCTATGCAGGTAATGCTTGCGCGGTTAAACAAAGTATTATTAATTACACAAAACAAAATTGTGAAACACAATTTTTTGATTGGTTGGTAGTAAGTATGAAAAGTATAAATCAAATATTAGAAAATACGCCTATTTTATTTGAAAATAATTATATATATCCAAATCCATTAAACAGTACATCTATTAATTTTAAAAATTTTGATTTATTAATTTCACATCATGATATTCATATATTTAATGAAAATAGTATAAATGAAATTACTGAAAAATATACCAGACGTTATGAAAGATTAATTAATACAATTAAAGAACAACAAACTATATTTTTTATTAGGTATTGTAAAAAATCAAATGACATACAAGAAGAAGAAATAAATAAATTTTGTAAAAATATTATTAATATTAATCCTAATTTAGCATTTAAATTTATTTTAATTAGCGATTGTGATAATTTAATAATACCAAAACCAAATATTTTATTTAAAGATCATTTTATTTATATTAATTTAAATAATTATATCGATGATGTAGTATTGAATGAAAAGATTGAATATTCTCAAATTATTAAAAAATATAAATGCATATTTAATATTGTAAAATAATTAGTGTTCTAAATGTGTAATTTTACTTCTTGTATTTATTAAATTTATATAATTTGTTGAAAATTGTACTACATACCCTTCTTCATCATTTTAAAGTCAATAAATACAAGAATTGATTCAAAGATGCTAATATTTCATCTCGTATAGTCCAAAGATCGGCATTAGACATTGTTTTCATAAATGGTTCATTTTCCAAATTAACTAAATAGTCTTTAAATGATGCGATTTCTCTCTTCATTCCTTTATCAAAAGTGTTTCCACTAGAAAAATCTATTAGAGGTATCGACTTTACTGTTGTCAAATTGATACGTGCTCCATCCATTTTCCCAAGCAATACTTCAACAAATTTATCCATATTTCCATTGAAAGATGAATACAATTCATCACTTGCTTTGTGTGCAGCATAATTAAATGTTTTCCAATGATACAATTTCACCATATTCAATACAACCAAAAAACGCATAATAAGTTGTTCTTTGAAACCAAGTTTTCTAGTACTTTGTCTAGAAAATGTTTTGGTTCTTTTTTTCCTTGAGAATGATGGCATTATATATTATTTCATTATATTATATATGCTGAAATACAAAAATATTATTAATGATAATAATAATAAAATCCTATACTAATTAATATTACCAAAATCGTCCATCCTGTAATATGATCTAACGTATCCATAGCAGTGATAGCTGATTTCGGTAATGCTTTAAATTTTTTTTTATATTCAGTTGGTTTAAAAGGCAAAAAAATATATCTTCCAAAAGGAATAATTGTTGGTTGCATTTTATCAATACAATGATAACTATAATCATACCAAGCCAATGCAATATAAGGTATCCATAATAAAAATAATAGGACTATAATATTTTTTGAAGGAAAATACCAATATCCTAAAACAATAAGCAATGTAAATATAATACATTTTATATTAAAATGAAATGGATAATTAGGAAAAATACCACCCGACATATATTATAAATATTTATAATATATAAAAAAATCAAATATTATTTTCGTTCATAATCGTGGAATAAAACTTTCACCAAAAGTATTCATTCGATCTAACTTCTCAATCGTTTTATCCAAATTAGACTTTTTCAGAGAAGAGAATAAATAATCTGTATTGGGCGAATGTTCATTCTTCTTTACCTGTTTATATATATTGTCGATTTGTTCTACCAATTGTAAAACCTGTTGTTTCTCTCTTATAATTTCTTCATCAACTGGTACAGATTCAGTCAAGAGAGAAATCGCAAAATAAATAATAAAGCGCCGTTTCTTAGAAATAGCGTGTGTATATTTTAATGAAAATATGTTCAACAGACTATCAACGATACGCTTAATAAGCGCACCATGAGTTTCCGCTTCTCTCAAAAGCACATCCCACAATAACCAAACGATATCCATTTGATATTTACTATCCACAGGAATCATATCTCGTCTTTCACATTTACATTTAATCTTCTTTTTCATACAGACGCATTCATACTCTAACAACCATTCTACCCAATAACAAGCAGAGAGAGTATTCTTACCATCTTTGGAAATATTATAAGCAAATTCATTGATAGGAATAAATAGTTCTTTTGGATCTTCGTTCATCATAATCGTTCCATAATTGACATTAGGTGCCTTAAATCTCTCTGTCATTGAAGTCATATCAAAATCATCTTTGTGAACCTTAATTTCATCAAAACTGTGTCGTCTTTTAGCATGACATAGAATACAAATTATTTCGGCGAATAATTTTCTTATTTTAGAATTATTTCTCATAGGTAAATCATTAGCGAGATATCCATTTGCGACAATGGTTTTAAAACTCTGGATTCGAACATCTAAGTATATTGCAAGTTTAGGATTTCCTAAATGAATAAATTTGCTGTAAAAGAAGAATATGATTTCCCATAAATCAGAATAATGACCAGCACAAATGAACTCGACACTCCAATAACATGCTTGTTCAATCTTAGATTTAATTAAATTATCGAGTAGTTCTTTTTTAACATCAGTTTTTTTAAATCCAGAGAAAGTAACTGCTTTAAATTCCTTCGATTCTCTCTTATCATTAATTTCGGTATTTTCATTCATATAAACATATAAAGTATATAATAACAAAAAAAATAACAACAATACATATAAAGATGAATCCAGCAAAATCATTAACAAAGATATATAATAATATGACTACTTGGAGTAAAATATTGTTACTATTTGCTCTTTTATTAATAGGCTATTCTATTTTTTCTATAAAGAGAGAAAACTTTCAAAATACTAAGAACTTTGTATTCAATGATGGACCCAGTGTATATGATGATTTTTATAGTGAAATATATGACTTAATGGTATATAGTCAATCCAAGGATCAATACGAAATCGGTGAGATTCTTAATCAGACAACGCCAACAGAAGAAAGTATTATATTAGATATTGGTTGTGGAACAGGACATCATGTTGCCTTATTAGAATCAAAAGGTATAAAAGCGATTGGCATAGATAATTCTACAGCAATGATAAATAAAGCAAAGAAGAATTATCCAGAATATAATTTTATGGTTCAGGATGCGCTCGATGCGAGTGCGTTTAGATATCAATCATTTACACATATTTTATGTATGTATTTTACAATTTATTATATTCAAGATAAGATGCAATTTTTCAATAATTGTATGGGATGGTTGAAACCAGGTGGATATTTAGTTGTCCATTTAGTTGATAGAGATATGTTTGATCCTATTCTACCACCAGCGAATCCTTTGTTGATGTTGACGCCACAGCGTTATGCCAAAGAGAGAATTACCAAAAGTAAAATACATTTCAAAGATTTTAATTATACTGCTAATTTTGATTTAGACAATAATACCAGTGTAGCGAAATTTAAAGAGAAGTTTGAGTTTAAAGACGGACGTATTAAAAAACAAGAACATAAAATGTATATGCCAACTGAAAAAGAGATTGTTGTAATGGCACAGGAATCAGGCTTTATATTACATGGAATAATCGATTTGATCAAATCAGGGTATGAATATAATAACCTGTATATATTTGTAAAACCGAATTAATCCGATATTAATTTACTAATATAGATATATAGACTATGATATATACGACATATATTTTAAAGCATAGTGTAGATATTAATTATGATGAACTGATCAATGATTCATTGAATATTTATTTAGGCTTGTCATTATTACTGTTTAAAACGAAAAATACTGGAAATGTCAATGTTGATCAGTTATCGCAAGAAGTGATATTACTATACGTTAACATGCAATATCAATTACTTTTATTTGTATCCTTACTGATGGTTATACGAAATACACAAAATAAAATATTTCAAATGGTTCATCATTATTCAGAGAAGTTGAGTACAGAAAATTCTCTGACAATTGATGAATTAATCGAAAAATTAATACGTAAACAACATTTAAAGAAAATCAAAATGAAAGGTGGAGATAGAAGACGTCATCGTAACAATAAATCGAAAAGGACAAAAAGAAGAAAGCATAAGACGAAGAATCATAAAAAATATGGTTCTATAAATCGTAGTTCTCAACGAAGTAGTAATAGTAGTCGAAGAAATAGCATAACTCGGCGAAATAGTAAAAGGGAATCTGGTATATTATTTTTATTGAAAATACTTATGATTTCTTGGTTAAGATTATCATGTTTCTTTGTTCCTTCAGTTAGTGCTAACATAACAAATGCACCAAATACTTCAATGTATCAAAATGATAATATTTCAGTCACATTTAAACCACAAAATGGTTCAGGAATACTTAATGTTGATATACCTGCCACAGTAGCTAGACAGATTGAATCAAATACGACCAAGGTTTCTGCAGAAGTAAATGCCACGGCTGAGAAGAATTTAAGTAATGGATATTTTAGTTCATATCTTGGAAGTATGATATCAGGAAGTTTAAATCAAGTATATTCGACAATATATACTATTCCAAAAGATGAAGTTACTGCTGAACAACTTGCCGAGTTAAATGTAACAGTTGATAGTTTATCGGAGGCATTAGAGATTGCAAATAATACAATTGTTAGTCAAAATACATTGAATGATTTGAAAATAGAAGAAGAACAAGAGGAAGAAGAAGATGATTATTCTATTACAGCACCAATAGATCTAGATTATGCGGGTCCGTCAAAACCTATTCCATTAACACCTCAAGGATATTCATTTGGTTTTACTAAAACAGCACAAGAAAATATTGAAGATATTAAAAATCCAGAAAAAGTAAATAGTTTTTGGGGATTAGCGCCTATTACTGCTCCTAGAACGGCAATCGCATTTTTAAAAGAAAATGCAGCAATAACTCGTGGTTTACAACGAGAATTAGATAAGAATATGATTGAAGTAAGAGAATTATGTGTTGATTTATTTCAAAAAACAAATGGTATTGGATTATTTGAAGATGAAGCTGTGAATTTACTAAAAGAAAATATTACAGCTGCTATAGAACCTGTATCAATTTCATCATATTTCGTGACAACTGCTGCCCCAAAAGAGAGAAAACCTGCAGCGGGTCTTGTTGCAATAGATGTGATGAAATCGATCGATGATAAAGGAAGTGTCGCAAATTTAGTAGCATCACAGAATTTGACTGCTGTTGATAGAGAAAAGTTTGTTGAGGCGCGTATAGAAGAAGGATTATCTTATTGTAGAGGTATATTTACTGGTCCATACATTGAAATGACTACTCCAAAAAATGAAAATGCCACTGCTGGAATAAACGAACAAGTATCAATCAGGTTATCGAAAGAATATATGAAGAGTGGAATAATTGGTGGTTACAATATTACGATGCCTTTTAAGATTTTTTTAAGTCAATTACAATTATTAAAACGGAGATCAACTGCATTACAAAAGAAAATATATGAAGCTGCTGTGGGGCAAAAGATGACTTTATTCTCCAGTTTCTATCCGGATGTGACTCCAGAAGTTCAAACAGAATTGAATAGATTACAAGATGTCTCAGAGAAAGCGGATTTATTTGTTGAATTAATAAGAAAATTAGATGACAAACAGCATATGTTCTTTAAAGTAGATGATGAAGAAGTAATAGGGAGAGAATTTGATGTTATCAATGATGATATTAAAATGGATATTGTAAAAGTGAAAAAATTGTTGGATGAATATGGTTCATTTTTGCCTTTAGAAAAAAGAAAGATTGAAGAAAATGCACAGGTTATGGCTCAAAAAGAATTGACAAAGGCAAGAGCGGCGCGAATTGTGGCAGAAGCAGAGACTATATCGAAATATATGAAAGCAAATGATACTTCAAGCAAAGCGGAGGCACAATCGAGGTTATTAGATGCTAATGCAAAGGTCAATAAAAATAATGCGAGAGAAGCACAATTAAACATGGATTGGATGTTTACTAGCATAAAGGGGTATATGAGTGGTATTACGAATTTAGTTGGTGAAGGTATATGGAGTATGATAATAATGATTGCTGTTCCCGTAGTATTACTTGGCGGTGGATCTTTTACAGTTCAATACTTTCTCTCTAGACAAGCAATGTCTATAGCAACAAATAAAGTAAAAGGTGCTGTTTTTGGATCAAAAAATAAAGTAGTGTTAGATAGTCCAAATGATACAACGATTGTTGATGAAGATAGTTATGGTTATAACATGGGTGCTGGTGGAGGCATAGTAAAAACGAGAATGATAGAAAAACATAATCATAATGATGATCCAAATATGTTAGAGAGAATAAGAAATTATTATAATATACATCCCGAATTGAAAAATATATTATTTATATCTATACGTCACGAAGGGTATACTGATAGAATATGTGTAAGATTTAAAGGGTTGAATTCAACCAAAACAAAATTGTTAATTGAAACATCTAAAACTGGTAGCACAAATATGGGAGTTTTCAGAGAAATTGATTATAATGATACTATATTAGATCCAATTAGTAATCCTGGTTTCTATACAACAGATTCTTTATTTATACGATGTGTCAATGATTTTGAAATGAAAGATAATCAAGTTTTATCACAAAACAAAATAGAAAAAACCAAATTAGACGTTCATAGCATGTTTTTTCCAGAGTTACCAGAATCACCAGAATCACCAGAATCTGGTCCTCCTCCTCCTATATCTCCTGCTAGAAAACAACGCGATACATACAAAAAAAATACCACTAAGACATTATTAACTCGTAAAGTTGGACAAGGTCTTAGTAGTCTACAAGGTCGATTACCCAACTTACCTGATGAAGAAAGGTTAAGATTGGCGATTCAATTACAGATGCGTCAGCGTGAACAAGAGAGAGAAAGAGGAGTGGTAGAACCAAGAGTTAATTTTGAGGAAGTGTATCCTGATAGAGAACAGGGAAAATTCTAATAATAATATTATTTCTCTGATTTTCTATTTCTCTGATATTTGAAATTAGAAATAATACATAAACTAAAAATATGTTAATACTATATTTCTTTATTTCAATCATCGTAATCATATTATGTATATGTGCATATGTTCGCATCAAGTTTCGCTTTTGGGCAAAGCAACCAATATTTCATATTTATGATTTATGGTATTATATTTTTCCACCAGGTATTATTTGTATTGATCTTCCAGAGAGAGAAGACAAGTATAACAATTTCAAGAATATAAAAACGACGACTCTTGATTGTATAACAGATATAGAGAAATCAAGGTTTGTCGAGTTCATTCAGAGACATTTTCTGCGTGATAAAACTCTCCATTATGCCCCAAAAGGGGATAATATATGGCCTTTTATGGAAGGATTAGAAGGTGGTCCAACCTTTCTCTCTTTTTACAAAACAGAAGATATGGCAATAGATACTAAGACAGGCGTCGTTGCAGAGACCGATCAAATACTTGGAACAATGGTATCATATTCTCTTCAAGTAGTCATCAATAATGGCAAGCCAGATGCATTTTTCAATGTCTATTATGTTGATTATTTATGCGTTCATTCGGATCATAGAAAGAAGTCTATTGCTCCTCAATTAATACAGACTCATCATTATCATCAACGACATTGTAATAAAAAAATACAGATTTCACTCTTTAAGAGAGAAGGACATTTAACTGCTGCAATACCATTGTGTTTATATACTGCTTATGGATATACTATTTCCAATATTTTCAAAATCAGAGAAATCAGAGAAAAGAATCCTCCATCGATCAACTTGATAGAAGTGAGTCATAAGAATATGTCACATTTGTCTGATTTTATCAAAACAACACAAAGCAAATTTGAAATATCAATTAGTCCTTCATTGGCGAATTTAGCGGGATTGATAAAGACAGAAAATATATATGTCTATTTATTGATTGAAAATCATGAAGTATTGGCTGCATATTATTTCAAAAAACAATGTTCTTATATAGAAGATGAATATGGCTGCGACGGCAAGAATAAAAAAGAGATATTGACTTGTTTTGCTTCCATCATCGCTGATGGCATCGACAATAATATTTTTATAATTGGATTTAAAGACGCAATGGACACGATCGTCGCCAAATATCCAACATATTCGATTCTTATGATTGAAGGAAAATCAGATAATGTTTTATTAAACAAGATATTATCTTCTATGTCTCCCACCATATTTGCTGTTCCGTGTGCATATTATTTTTATAATTTTGCTTACGCAACATTTAAACCAGAAAACACGTTTATTTTAATATAACGAGTAAATATACTCAAGAACTGAACAGGTAAAACCTATCTTGTATATTTTCCAACATGACAAAAAGAATCAACAATAAAAATAATGAATACTCCTAAAAAAGAATATAATATAACTTCTTCCATTACACTTCCTGTTCTTTCATCTTGTTGTTCTTCAAGAAGATGAATCATGTAATTTAGTTTATCCATTAATACATTCTGATCATTTGTCATTGAAGATGACGACGATGACGAAGAATGAGAAGGTGTATTATAAGGAGTGTTATTATAAATATTATCATAATTTGGTATATTTAATATTCCTGAATTTGATGATGACACTGCGGTTGATTGTTGTGGAACATGTGGCATATTCATATCTTGTTCATTTATAGACGCCATATTTTCTCTCATAATAGTCGATTGAACACCTGATGACATTGGTGGTGGTGGAGGATTAAAGTCTCCCATTTCATCATCATTTGAAGGCAAATTACTCATCGCTCGCATTACTTGATTGACTTTTTGAAAATCTACCTTTTTCTGTATATTGTCTTGAGAATGACTAGTATTACCACCAATAGGCGGATACCTCTTTAGTGTTTTCGACATTTTCTTCTTTTGAATAGAAGATTCATTGTTCATATATACGTTTGAGGAAGGCTCATCATCAAATGGTGCTGCAAACATAGCCAAAGACATTCTCTTAATAAAAAATAAGATAATAAATTATAAAACAAACTGAATAACACTAAATAAATATAAAAAATATGATTTTTATTATATATAATAAATTTATTATATATGATTAATTTGAACCCGTCAACTACATGTATTTTATCTATTATTTCTTTCATCATTATTCTCTATTTATTGCTAACGCCATATAATTTTGGATACTTATTTAATACTATTTTAGGAAGATCAATTCTGTTCATGTTAATAATATTTTTCATCACAATCAATCAACTATTAGGTATTATTATTGCTGCAATTATTCTTTACTTCTATAATGAATATAGTTTAGAACAAAATTCTTTCGCGGGTAATATGATGCCAGAAACAAAGACAACCACTGTTGAATCATTTTCTAATATTTATGAAAGTCTAAATACAACAAATAATAAGATTTCTTTAGAACATTATTTAAAACCGAAACAATCTAACCAACAAATAATATATGATGTGCGACAAAAAGATAATGAACCGAGTCCATATCGAGAATTATTAAAAATGTTTCCTTATTTTTAATCATGATTATAATATGAAGGAGAGAAAAATTGCGCTGCTTGTTTTTATAGTAATATGTATTATAGCAATTGTATTCGTTCTCAGAGAACTACTATTAGATAAAGATAAAGATAAGGATAAGCAATCAACGAGAGAGAACTTTATAGGTAGATATTATAGGCCGGTTCTTCGCAATTTTAGAAAGGGATTTAGTTCAAATGTAAATCATTATATGAAAAATCTATCTGTTTCTTATAAGAAATTCATGTATTAATGATATATATAAAATATCATTCATACTTTTTTGGTCATTATATTCCGCCACAATTTTCGACTATAATATAAATCGTAATATAGTATATGATTAGTGCACCATCAGCTTCAAAAATTGCTCCAAAAATTCAAAGAAAACCAAGGTCCGCTAGATCCAAACACGTATCTGGATCTAGAAAACATATTGGTGGATTTCCTTATAATTTTCCACAAGCGAATTTATCACATTCGGGTAATAGTAAAAATTCCGTCAGTTTTTTTAAAAATCCAATCAAATATATAAATGATCATATTATGTTTTTGAACAATAGTAAGTTCTTCGCAGGTGTTATCATGATTCTACTGAACGTGGGATCCAAGTTTATTTCTATACAGTTTAGTAAATCCACAGAAGAATACTTGAAGTATACATTAAGTAAACAAATACTCGTATTTGCAATGGCTTGGATGGCAAGTCGAGATATATATACTGCTTTAGTTCTTACTGCCGTATTTGTTATTTTGTCTGAACACTTGTTTAATGAAGATAGTTCTTTGTGTGTTGTTCCACATACACATCGAATATTACATAAATTAGATGCCGCAACAAAAGAGTCGGATAAGGTAACAGAAGAAGATTTGAATGGTGCAATTGCAATATTAGAAAAAGCTAAAAAAGAGAAACAAGAACAGGTTCAACATGACGCTCGAAATAAATATAAAGATCTTAAACCAACCCTTTAAAACCCCAACCTTTAAAAAAATTAGAAGGTTGGTGGGATAAAATAAATAAAAATTATATACATTATAACAATATACTATGAATAAATTACATGAAGAACCTAAAACAACTATAATTCCAGAGTTGAATTTCTTACAAAATGGATTATATCCAAAGAAATTAAGTATAATATTAAAAACGAATATTAGTGGTCATACTCATATGGAATATAAATCCAATATGAGTCTTCGTAATTCAAATGTGGATTATACTTTCTTTAATCAATTGATCAAACTGAACGAAAGTGTTGTAAATGATAATACTGTTTATCCAAATGGCATTGTCCCTGAAGTCGCTTATAAAAATGGTGTCCCTCATACTATATATACAAGCACCGTTCCTGATACTATTCTACAAAAATTTTTGAATAAGGATACTTTTATGAAATTATTAGATGCACTTTTAAAAGACAAACAACAAATAGTTACTTTGAAAGATAGTTGCGAGAATGATTATATAAATAACAATATTAGAATTACATTAAATACGCTATTTCATGATAATAATAACTTCTATATAGACAATAAACCTTACAAAATTGTTAATTATCAATGGAATGAAGGTGATTGGCATGTAAGCACAGTTCAATTAAATAAAAATCTCTTACAAAATGCATTGAATCCTGAAAAATCTATCAACATGACAGAATCTGAGAAAGATAGAAATAGTAAGACAATTGATCAAGAATCGAAATTGCTAAAAGAATATATCAAAAATGCCAATATAAATTGTATCGAAGGTAAACAACCTGTTTCTGCTTTTTCTAAATTTATTGCCACAACATTTGCACCGAAAAAGATTGGAATCGCAGCAGAACCGGATGTTCTCTCTATTTATAATAATACTGCAACTAAATATGATAAATCTTTGAGTGGAACGAATGAAATAAAGAAAACTTATCAAAATGCTATCGACTATGTAGTTGGGATCATAAAAAGTAATGAAAAAAATGGGCAAATATTATCTGATTTGAAGAATGGATGTAGTAGAGGCATTAAAGAATTAAAGATTGATACATTTCAGTATATTGGATATTTATGTGTTCCTTTACGTGTTATTCCAGAGGGTGAAATGTATAATATTGCTTCGAATACTCTTATTGGAAATATACTATACCCTAATAACACATTAGATTTCAATATATCTGTTGGAGTAAATGATCTTTATAATAATTTACAAGAAACTGGATTACAACTAAAGCAATTATTGATTAACAATAACAAGCAAATCGGGTATTATATGGATGATAAAGTATATTCTGTTATAGATAAAGAATATACAAAATATAAAATAAATGCGACACAATCAGCTGAACAACTAGGAAAGCAAGCTCCGGATTTAAATCTTGACAGCAGTTATATGAAAATAATGACTAAAATAGCAGAATCTTTAGATAAGATGTCATCAATAATTTATAAAATAACTGACAAAAAATATAAAGCGTTAAATAATAATGATATTGAATATCAAATTGAACGCATTAAAACAAGATTAAGTATGATGAGAGAAATAAAAGAGTTTATCAATAATGGCAACACATTAATCGCCAAAAACAAAGAAGAAAGCAAGAATACTACGTTTATAAAAAATATAGATGCACTGAAAAAATCAGTATTACAGTTATTTGATCTTGTAAATGAACTCAATACGAGTATTGATAAAGTCGATAAATCTAAAAATAAACAACAACAACCATATATAAGAAATCGAACTAGTTCGAATGACTTAAAATATATATATGATGAAATAACCAAACTACGTTCTAAATTCAGTAAAATACCAAGAAATGAAGATAAGAGTAGTAGTTATGAATCAGAGAATACACAAACACAAATTGAAACTAATATGTTATTTCAGTATAATAAATTAATATTTTTGTTACAAAAATTAAGACAAGATAAAAAAAATAATATTTCACAACCTGATGCGACTATTTTTACACAAAACAATTCAAACAAAGTTGATTTTATCAAATTGTGTAAAGATGTATTATTCAATTCATTAAAAATCATGTATTTACAACGCGAATACATAAAAAAATTATATGCGTTATACAAATTAATGTATGAAGTTAAAAGAAATGAGTATTATAAAATACTTAGATCAACTGGTGGAAACAGTAATGAACAGATTGAAAATAAGATTAGAATAAACATTGTCATGCAATTATTTGCATTTGATATGACAATATATCAATCTATACTTGATAGTGAGTTCTATCGTTCTGATTTTGGTACAATAGGACCGACAATGAAACAACATATATTGCAATTGGAGAAATTGGAATTACAAATTAGTAGATATAATATAAAAGATGAAACCGATAAAAATGTAGCGGATTATGATTTGGAATTGATGATCTATACCTCTTATTTATATGTCATATTATACAATAATATCTATTTTCAATTTGTGACATGGGAAATTTTTACAGAAAAAACGAAATATATATTATGTACGTTTACCCAGTATGTATCCAAAAGCATTCGAAGTTATTCTAAATTGAATAATGAATATCAAGGTTTGTTTAAACCAATTGATGAAACGGGTAACAAGGCCCCAATAATACGAAATAGCGAAACGTTATCAACCGTTACGAAAGAACAGTATGAAACGAGATTGCGTAGTGCAGCATCATTATGTTATGATCTTGTAAAAATATATTCACAACTCAATACTATTACATATTATAGAGAATATGAATTATACAAGTTATCAGAGAAATCAAATGATTCTATATGTCAATTATCTAATTATACAATTATCATGATTAATAATATATACAATATTAATTCGAATATTGATTATCCTCCACAATTACTATTAACAAGTCCACAAAAAATAATGTTAGATCAATATAAACAATTTTCTGTCGAAGAATGGGTAATAAAACAAGAGTTATCATCTTATCGTCAAAATACAACAAAACAGGAAGAACTTCTAAAACGTTATAAAGAAACATTAGATTTGATTACGCCGAGTTTATCAAAAACATCTATAAATAAAATATGTTTAAGCTTACTTGATAACAAGACATGTCAACCAAATGTCCAACTAAATGATGTGCGAGTTATAAATGAATATAATATATGTAATTTTCATTCAATCATTGGACCTGGTTCACCTTTTAGAAATGAAGATATAACTGCTATCTTTCAGGAGTTTATTCCTACTACTCATGTTGTTATGATTGGTGGTGCTCCTTATGGAATTGGAACTTCTGTGATTTATACAGATCCTACAAATTATAAAAAATATAATGCAAAAATTATTGCTATATTGAAAAGCATAAATGATATTAAATTGTATACCATTCAAACGAACGATGGCACAAAAATATATGACATTTCAATTCGTTCAATCGAACCTATTCCTTCTCAAACTGTTCCTTCCCCTTCTGTTCAACCTATTAATCATGTTCCTTCTCCTTCTGTTCAACCTATTCCTCCTATACCAGATGATACTTATCCTGATACTCCACGTTCTCCTTTACCTCCTATACCAGATGATACTTATCCTGATACTCCACGTTCTCCTTTACCTTCTCCTTCTGTTCAACCTATTAATCCTGTTCCTCCCCCTTCTGTTCAACCTATTAATCCTATTCCTGGTGATACTCCTCCTCCTCCTCCTCGTTCTCCTATTCCTCCTATTCCAGATGATACTCCTCCTGATACTCCACGTTCTCCTTTACCTTCTCATTCTGTTCAACCTATTATTCCTGTTCCTCCTCCTCGTTCTTCTATTCCTCCTATTCCAGATAATACTCCTCCTGATACTCCACGTTCTCCTTTACCTTTACCTTCTCTGATAAATCCTTCTATTTATTCTGACAGCGATACTGAATCTACTGACAATAATGTTGAAACTCCTGCTAGTGATGTTGAAACTCCTGCTAGTGATGATCATGGTATGAGAAATGCGTTAGCTTATCGTGACGCTATTGCACCAGTTGATCAAACACAAGTTGTTGTTCCAGCTCCTATTGTGCCAGCACCGGTTGATCAAACACAAGTTGTTATTCCAGCTCCTATTGTACCAGGCGTTGTTCCAGCTCCTATTGTGCCAGCACCGGTTGATCAAACACAAGTTGTTATTCCAGCTGTTGTTCCAGCTCCTATTGTTCCAGTTGTTGTTCCAGCTGTTGTTCCAGCTCCTATTGTTCCAGTTGTTGTTCCAGCTCCTATTGTTCCTCTTCAATCAAAAGTAATAATATTTTCTTATGGTGGTAAAGAATGGGAAAATACTGTTAAAAATGCAATAAAATGGAATGCTCAATTACATAAACAAACATACGACAGATGGAATAAAATAGAAACCCAAAATGATAAAGAACAAATCGAGAAAACATTAAAAATGATGAAAATAAAAGTTATTGAAATAAACTATACTGATAATAATCCAATACAACAAGATAATCTTTATATTATACAAAATGTTGATGCAACACAAAATTCGATTACTTTACGATGTGATGATTCAAATGAAAATATAGTATCATATGATTTTGGAAATAATCTTGGTGAATATAATAATCAGAGAAATGATAATAATAAATTAACTAACATTTTTGACAACAATACAAAAATCATACCAGATCATAAATATATAGTTTATCCACGAATATTTATAGATTATTCTAGTTTTGACATAACTAATTTGGATAATATTATTTTTATAGTGAATCATAATAATAATTTCTATAATATATACTTTTCGACACAACAGACCTTTATTTATGATTATAAAAATATAAATACAAAAGAATTTGTCGATACCCAAATATTTGATAAAATCCCTTTCTATAGAATATTTCCATGTAAAGAAATAAATTCCAATTTAATAAAATATAAAGAACAAATAAAACCTCTTGATGGTTCTCTCTTTTTCAATTCTTTTAATAGTAATATTATAATATACGAACAAAATTTGAGAAATGGCGCGGTTTCAAGACCAAGTATCAGAGAAACAATTATAAATACAATGAGACAAATTAAAGACCCCTTATTTCGTAGAATTGAAAGTTATACAGATAATGAATCATTTCCTGAATTATTAAAAAAGAGAGAAGGTATTACTATTATAACAATTCATAAATATACAACAGATCTGCCAAGTCTTTCTACAAAATTAGGAAATAATGTACTGAAAAATAATCTAGGGTTTTATACATTAGACGAAGCAACTAACAAAATAATACTTATAGAACAAACATCTAACCCTGATACACCTGCTGATATGGATCAGACAAATACTGGTTATCATTATAATTATAATACACAATATGAAAAATCAGAAAAATTAATAAGTGATGAATTATTTATTACAACATTATTGACTAATAAAATAATTTGTCCGAGAATTTTTATAGAATATGATACATTTGATATAACAACCCTTTCAAAACTTATTTTTGTTATTGAAACACATAGAGCTGACATGTCAATTGAAAATAGATCCTGTTTATATATTAAAAATACAAAAAATACATTAACATATGATTATAGTGGTAATCCAAGATTTGTAGACAATCATATTTTCGAAGTAATTCCTTTTTATAAAAGAGAATATTATGAAGATGTAACTCATGATATTCTCAGATCTATCGCGAACAATCAAAATGTAACCAAGTATTTTGATAAATATAAAGAAATAAAGAATTCTTTGTTTTTTAATTCATTTTTTATGGAAAATAATATTGTTGTGAATGATGGAACTAATATCGTATATGGAGGCAAAAAAGGTTCTATTCTTCGTGGAGGTGAACCAGATTCAAGTGATCTTATCATAGAAAATATGAAACGTAAATTGGGATCAAAAATCGATAAATTTGTAGGGAAAAAACTAATAGTGCCTCCAGCTATTAATGTTATGAAGGATAAGGATAATAATTTATGCTATGTAATACAAGTATCATTAGATTTACATGAAGGTAGTAAGGATGTGACAAAGAAAGAAAAACAGGTTGCCACTTGTAAAAATAATCATGATAAAATTGTCAATGCATGGAAAATATTGACAAATCAAAGTGGTGAAGCGCCCTTAGCAGTGAAAGAAGAGAAAAATGTTCCAGCTTCAGTTGTATCCAATCGTTTGTCGGTATCAATGAAATAATATTGTATAAACTCATTACGAATTTCTTTTGGGATATAGTTAAAATCGACGAGTAGTTGGTTCAACTTCCAGCGTTCATCAGCATTTTCTCTCTTTAATCGTTCTTGAAAGAAATAAGGGTCATCATAACATTTTTCCGCAGTTTTTGGTCCACATTTCAAAAAGATAGAAGGTATATTATCACTAGTGTCTCCCATTACAATTTTACAGAAAAGATCTTTGGCAGCACATCCATAACTACTCTTCTGTTTTGTCAGATCTTTGAATCCCAGATCGACGAGATGAATATTTTTTGTTGTGGTTAATTGTAGATAGTCTTTGTCACTTGTAATAATATATATTTCTTTGTCACGTCCTTTTTGAGATAAATGTTTTACATAAAGAGCAATACAATCATCTGCTTCTAATGAAGAATGATGAAGAATCAGAGAAACAGAAGCAGATAAGAAAAGTTCATCATATGCCAACTTCATAAAATATGCAATATCGGTGTTCTTCTGGCGAGTCTCTTTATATTCTTTATAATATTGTTTACGCCATATATTTTCTCTCTTACAATCTTTTCCAACAATTATTTTTGCTCCAAGTATATTGAGTTTCTTCGGCAATGAAGTTAATGTATCTATAAATGTCTTCTTGAACTTATCAACGAATAGAGTATTTTCTGTAAACCCTGTTGAGATCATATTATCTTCTGGATTAGTTATCTTCCACCAACGAACAAGAGAGAAATATCGATAAAATACGAAATAACTGCCATCAATGAAAAGATACTTGCTCATATTTGATATATTGTGTCGAATCGTTAAATTGTTAAATTCATATAATATTTTTGCAATTATTATATGAATACTTATACTTCTGTCTTTCTCTCTTTTATTGAAAATTATATATCATAAGTATCAGAATCTTCCATAAATAATGATACCTTGTTGTCTATTTTTTTTTGTGAATTAATAAAATCAGTTTCGTTCGATATAACTATACATCTTTCTTTCGCTCTTGATATTGCTGTATATATTGCTTTTTTTTCGATGATAGAACATGATGGTTCAATTAAATATATAACATTTGGATATTGACTTCCTTGTGATTTATGAACGGTAACACAATAATTTAACACAAAATTTTCGTATAAATCATCGACGCTAATTTCGTCTCGTTTATCCATATCATTTGCACCACCAATATACTCAATTGTAACTATTATTCCATCAAAATCTTTGATTTCAGCTTGTTCTCCATTTGCTCTCATTTGTTTACTTGTATAATCATTTTCTGTTCGAATTATTTTGTCACCCACTCTAAATATATTATTATTCTCATATTTATGATTTGAAGGAATAATATAATATTCTATATCTTTTATTGGATTAAATATATTTTGTAAAATAAAATTCAAACTTGCAGTGTTAAATGTAAATGTTTGTTTATTAAAATTAGTAATAAATTTTGTGTTTTCTACATTAAAATGATGTTCATTAATAAAATCTATTAAATATTGTGTATTTATTTCATTATTACTTAAAATGAATGGTCCTTGATCTAATAAAATCATTGAATTATCTATAAAATCATTTCTTTTTAATATTTGATTACTACACATTTTTAATATATTTTTTACTAATCCTCCATTATTTTGTCTTTTTATCGTTTTTAATTTAGTTACAGCAAACATGTTAGTTTTTATTAATTGAAATAATATTTGTCCAGCACCGATAGATGGCAATTGGTCTACGTCGCCTAGTAATATCAAACGTGAATTAAAATATTTACATGCCATTAAAATATCACCAAATACAAACATATCTAACATTGAAACTTCATCTATCTCAAATAATCCAATGTCATAATTATATTCGCATAATGATTCGCAATTACAATGGCGTTTGTGTTTTTTTATGTTCGGTACAGTTTGATATAATGTTCGGTGACAAGTTCCAGATATATTAATATTATAATGCTCAGTATTCTGTGAACGTTGCATATTAATAAATGCTAATCCTGTTGGTGCTAATAATCCAATTGTATTAGGATTTACATACTTATTAGTATCTTCTTTATATTTTTTTGGACACAGTTTTTCTTTTTTATATAATTCAGAGAATACGAAATTAATACATTTTAAAATTTCGGTTTTGCCTGTTCCAGGTGGACCAGTTATAATTGAACATTTATTTTTAACAGACTTTACAACGCTTTCCCTTTGTTCTAGTTCAAATGAAAAATTTGGGTTACCTAATGCTAACTTTTGTCGTTGTTCATAAATATTTATTTGGTTTTCTATTATATCATTATTAATATCATCATACTCTTGATCATTGTATAACTCTATCATTAAATCTGTCATTTTTTTTTCAAGATTTAGCAAGTATTCAGTTGTCTTGTATATTATACTTTTACCAAATATATCTTTCATTTTATCAATTTTTTTATTAATAATAATTTTATCTATATATTCTATAAAATTATCTGGTCTTTGCTGTCTTTTTTCACAAAAAATCTTCATTTCCTTAGTATACCTCCATTTGGGTATATATATTGCGTTCATCTTTCTTAAAAATAAATCATACGACCACTTTTCCAATTTAATTTTAAAATCGATCAATAATATATACACATCGCAAATTTTTTCTGCTTTATCATATGATATTAATTGGTATTCTTGAGAAATAAAATGAAATGGATTTTTATATATATTTTCAATTTCTAAATTCGAATTTTGACATTTTTTTAGGGTTTGTTCAATTTTATTCATTTGAGACATATATAATTTACATCTATTGAAAAAATGATCCATATCAATGTCAACTGTTTTGTAACACAGTTTTGTAAAATTGTCAGAATTGTTTTTTTTATTTAAATACGATATCGTAGAATTATATCTGTCTATAAATTTTAAATACGATATAGTTTTTTGTTGTTTTTCTTTGTTTATACTCGTAATATTTTTATCATAACAATTGATAGATGTTTCAATTTGTTTATTATTATTATTTACAAAACCCAAATGATATATTATTTGCTTATTTTCAACCGTTATTTCCAATATAATATAGTATAGAACTCCATATTTTATTAATTCTCCTTTATCGTGTGGGGTTGATTTAATAGATTTTTTACTAACATTGATCAATGACTCGTCTTTTAATTTTATATACAAATTATCTGTATTAGATATACTATGTATTTTTCCAATTTGATCACAATAAGTGACATTTATTCCATAATTCAAATTTCTTGTTGCAACGGTTGATGTTGATGAAATTGAATACATTGTAATTTTTGATTATTGTTAAAATATGATTTACCATTTAATATATATTGTAATATATATTAAATAAATCACATCTATGTGCTATTTCAAAGAAAATGAAAATCATGTTCTTTCTCTCTTTTATTGAAAATGGAAAATTAAATATCAAGACTGATAGAGTTTTTGTCAGATTTGGGACGTCGTTTGCTACGTTTTGGCATACCTCCGTCTCCTTGTAAATCCTTCAAATCAGATATACTAATAGTGCTATCATTATTATTTTTTTGTTGTTCTTGAATACTGATAGTCTTTGTCTTCAATCCAGAGAGAAGATCAGAGATATCGCTGGGTCCTCGCATTTCCATTCGCTTGCCCGGTTCATCAAAATTCTCTCTAAAATTGATTCCATCATCAAAAGCAGGACGAGTGTTGGAGAATCGACTATAATCACTTGCTCCCATTGAAGATGAATTATTACCAGGTCTATTCGCCATTGGATCACGATTTTGTGTTGACATTGGTGGTGGAGGAGGACCATCATTGCTCATAATACCATTCATAAAACCAGATAATCCAGGACTCGATTGTCCCATAGAATTGACAGCAGCAGTTTGAAATTGTCTCATTAATTCTGGATTTTGTCTGAGAATATCATCCATTCCAGGCATAGAAGATTTGAACATAGTATTTGTCATATGAACCATCATGGCACTGCCACCCAATTGAAAAAGGAGTTTTAGTTCTGGCGCCAAAGATGCACGCGATTTGTATTTATCGTGTAACTCAGAGAAAATATCATCATAGTCGTTAAGATTTTCATTGATCTGGTCGCTCCATCCTTCCAATTTAATGTCAAATGGATCAAAACGATTATTCAAGAATTCAATCCCATTGATACATGCCATCAACATATTTCCTTGGAATTTCATAGAGTTCTGTTTTGACTTTTCTTCCATAATCATTTCATATTCTCCCTGCATTTCCAAGAGTGAAGATTCCATAGTATACTTCTTTGTAAGGTTGACTCCTTTTGCCTCTAAACCTTCCAATTTTCTCAGAAACTTGAATTTCTCTCTTAACATATCTTCTTTAGACATTTGTGGTTGAGAAGGAACTGCTTTGTCTGGATTGACAGGGATATTATTGAATTTGGAGAATCCATCCCATGTTTTCTTATCATTTTCTGTAGAAGCAGTAGCATGTCCTAAATTACTACTGGAACCACTGTTTGAATGAATAGTTTTGGATTCATCTGAGAACCGAACACCATTATTACTATTACTGTTTCCAATATTAAATATGTCTGATTTGTGTTCATAAGATTTACCGAACATATCATCGTCAACTAGATTATTCAATTCATTTTCTAAACTATTAATATCTTCTAATTCGACCTTCTTTGAGCTATCTTTGATTTTGTCGTTCATTAAGAGTTCTAATCCACCACCACAATTGCTCAATTTCATTGGTGCATCTAAACTTTCTGACAAATTAGAAATATCGATAATTTCTGGATCCATTGCTTATAAAGGATTAAGAACATTTAATTTTAAGTATTACGAATGAAATAATAATATAATTTAAATTCAATCCATTTCTCAAATAATGATTTGAAATAAGTAATCCAATTTATTTTATTATAAAAAAAGTTATAATAAAATATTATCCGGTTAGTATTAGTATTATTTATTAATTATTCAATTATTTTACTCTGCGAGTTTTTTCTTCACCACTTTGCGAGGCTTTTTCGGTTCAGTTGTTGCGATGCTTTGAATAGTATTCGTTTCTTGAACATTTACACTTGCAACACCAAACTCTAGATCAGTCGCAGAAGTTTGTTGAGTGCTTACAGAATGATCATCTTCGTCATCACAATCTGAGTCCTCGACTGCTACTTCACTTGAAATTTCCAATACAGATACTTGTTCTGCGACTGGTGTTACAAATACACGTTCTTGTTGTTGAGGAACAGGACTTGGTGATCGAGATCGTTCTTCTTTAGAAGCTGGTCGCACTTTGAGAAAGCATTGACCAATCAATTGCGCTCTCGGTTTTTGAACCATTGCTTGAACAAGTTTCCAAGTCACTCCAAACTTACCATTGGCAAACCAAAGTCCACCGCATGTCATTAGAACACTTACTTGGGTTGCTTTTGGAATCAACTCAACAGGACTTATTCCATTAGTATTGGGAAATAGTTTTACACCATCATCATCATATACTTCACATCTCCAAACACCTTCCCAAACAGGAAGTTTGACTTTTAGTGAAGGAGATTTACTCAAATCAGGTTCACCTGTATTTCTGTCCTTGCTGTATTTCAGCATTGGTGAATACAATGCTTCAACGACTTCAGCACTTTTGTGTAATTTGCCAAACCATTCTTTTGAGTTGGCAAGCGCATCAGCCTTTATTTTTTGTTCAAACAGCTTCATGTTTTCCAAGAAGGCTGTTGCTTCATCATTTTTATATTCATCGGTGGGAAATTGGAGTGACATATCGAATTTTCCATTGCCTTTGCCTGATTGTGGATCAACAAAATCAGATGCTCCCCATGTCAACATGACAGGAGTAGACAAATTGAGACGAGTGTTCGTCTTTCTATTCAAGATATTCACACTTTTTCCACCAGCACCCCCTGCTTTGGGTGCGGTATATTTAATAATTTCACAATTGAATTGGGTTGCGTCAATAACGGTTTCTGCCATGTTGCTTAATGATAATATACTTTACGTTGGAATCTTTAAATCAATTTTTTTATAATTTATATTTGAACATAAGACTGACATGACAAGACAATGCAAATTTCGTTTTAAACATATTAAATAAAATAAATATTCAAAAGAATAGTATTGGTATAATATATACACAAATGCTAAATAAAACACAGAATCCTATTGATTTTGTAATTTCAAACAATGAAATACTTCCACATGTTGCTATGCGAACCAAAAAAGAAAAACCCAATTTAGAAAAATTCACCCCTGACAATTATCATATTATATATAAAAATAAGTATACTATTCCACAGATCAAGGCACA